ACTTTCTAAAGCGGCTCGTGCTAAAGCTGTTGCTCCACCTGCGCTACCACCCGTGGCTCTAATAGTATCTAAAGTATTAGCAAGAGCAATATCAGTTTGTTCCATTTGAATCTCTGTAGCTTTAGTTGATACAGATAAATTAGCAAAAGGATTAGATAGCATAGAACTTAAATCCGTTATATTTGCGTAAGGATCTATTATTTCTTGTCTATTTTCCTCTAATTCATTAAGTTTAGATTCTAATGCTCTGGCTCTTTGTTCCATGCGTCTAGCTTCACGTTTAGCTCTACTAGCTCCGAAAATACCGCCTACGATACTTACCGCACCGCCTATAATTGCTCCTGCTGCCATCTTGTTAAATTTTTATTATTAATATCCATTACTTGAATCAAATTTTACTCCTACTGAAAATAACACTTTTGCTCCGCCAACATTAGTTGTTGAATCGGTTGAAAAAGTTGCTGTTGTATAATAACCTTTTATACCGCTTATTGCATTTCCAAATATTATTTCTCCATTTGTTGGAGATGAATTATTTATTATATTAGCCACATAACAGTTTTCTTTTCTGTCAAAACCAGAGTGGTATCTCACTACTGGTGGGTTTGCTGTTCCAAATCCTGTAGGTGGAGCAGCCGCGTAGTTGGCTCTAGTAATAACGTTTCCATTTGCATCATAAGCATATTCACCTTCATAATAACTATTAACACCTACAATAGAGTCATTATTATTTTGATATGCACTTGTTGCTGGGTTTATATCTTGACCTGTGGATGTAGAAACTAAAGAATTTAATTTCCAACCATTACTTCCTTCATAACTAACTGTACTAAATATTTTTGATCTAATGGGTTCAGGATTAAATATAACCGTTATAGTGCTTGGGTAATCTACTCCATAAAATCTACCTCTATTCACGGTAGAATCATAGTGTTTATATAAACCATCGCTATTAGTAGTGTAAAAATTATTTCTTATACTTAATATTTGATCAGGTTTATAGTCAAATAAACTAGTCCAACCTTGTACACCTTCATCAAAAGCTACAGTGTTGTAATTAGGGTTTGCTTTATATAGTGAACTTTGTTGAGTTGATAAAACATATTGATCATTGTATATATCCCAACCACCAATTGCAAAACCATTACTACCACCAGCGTTTAAATTATTTAGTTCATCTCTAAAAAAGTCTCTCATACCTAATTGAGATATTTCAACTATACTGCTACCTCTTAAAGATAATACTACATTATTATTTTTATCTGTAAAATATTTGTTATTGCCATACACAGCAAAACTTTCTGGGTTTTTACTTATACCGTATTTTCCTGGTATTGGCTGTATAACACCTATAACTAAATTAGTAGATGTAACAGCTGGAACTCCTTCAGCAGTAAAAATAGCATCTTTATCTATTAAAGCTCTACTAACTTTACTTTCTTGAAATATAAATAAATTAGTGTCTTCTGCGTAAAGTTTTTGTATGCTTCCATTAGCTGGATCTGTAGCTCTTTCTATATCTTCTCCTGTTGAAAAAACATTAGTTTCGTTTATTCCATTTTTTGAATTAAATATACCTGAGTATATTAAAGCATTAAATCTAGTATACGCAGCTGGTTCTGCTTCAACCAAATAAGCTTTTGCACCATAATCTGTCGATGTATTATTAAATCCTCCTCTTATTCTTGCTTCTTCAATAGCCCAGTCCTTATCATCATTAGCGGTGCCAAAAAGTGGATAACCGCCGTTTAAATTATCAGGAATACCCCATGAACCATTCCAAACAGGATCAAAACCTGTTGAACTTACCTTCTTTAAAACAAAAGAGTTGAAATATTTTACTTCTATAACCGCGCCCATATATTATGATTACATATTTTATATTATTTCTACTACTGAAAAATCAACTGCTCCAAGACCAAATCCAACAGTCTGAGTCCCCGCAGAACATCCAGACATTTCGCATCCATTACTTAAAAACTTACTTTCTACATCAGCGAAACTAACTGTTGAAAAATACCAACTTCCTTCTGGAGAACATCCTGGGAAAGTTTGAGCATCTGTCCTATTTATTGTAATTACATCGGTATTGTTGCTCATTTGCTGTTCTATAGTTGTTGGTTGATAAGGAGTACCGGCAAATAAGTAAAAACCATTTTCAGATGCATTTGGAGATCCATTTATTTGAACTCTTGCTAACGGCTGTTCCAAGGGAAGCCCTGGTGATGGAGCGCCGTCTAAATCTATACATTCCATCAAACCTTTTTCAAATGAATTAGGTACTATATTACCTGTTCTTTCTAAATCTACTGTAAAACTACCCGTAACTTCTTCACCTGCATCTTCATAACCAATAATAACAGCATAATCAGCAACCTCTACACCAGGAACTAATTTTAATTTAGAATTTAATTGATTACCAACAACAGAAGTTTCTAAAACAAAACTTTCAGCAATAATTGACTCGTCTGATATAGCAACACCATTTTTAGTTATTTGTTTAATATAAGAAGATAAATCTAATGTTCGTAAATTAATATTATTAGCTCCATTAACACCATTTATATCAAACAAAGCAGCTGTATTATATCTATTTGTATAAATACTCCCTGTTGCTGGAGAAAAAGAAGGTAGAATATTTCCAGGTCCTACCCCACCAGATACTGGAGGTCTAGATATTTCTATATTTGATGGTATAAGTTCGCTTGAAGCGTTGTATATTTTAGTTTCCACATCAAAAGTAAAAGTAAAAAATCTTAATCCATCATTTTCAGGTCCATTAAAATATATAGAGTTGTAATAACCAGCTGTAGTTTGAAGATTAAAACCATTTGTTCCAGCTCCACCAGGTTGAGTTAAAGTAAAATAATCATTACCTGTAGGACCCACATTATTTCCTAAATTATCTACTATACTTTTTATTGTAACGTTCAATGTTTCTACAGTACCAGGCGCTACTCCTGGTGCTTCATTTGGTATAGCAACGCCAAATTGATCTGTTATTTGAAAATTACTACTTAATATATTTGCTCCATTTGCTAAATCTTCTTTCCAAGAACCTGTATCAAAACCACTAATTTCAGCTCCACCAGAACTTTCTGATAATATTAAATTATTTAAATCTGTTATTAAACCACTTGTAGTTGTTTCCCAATATATATCTAAATTAGATAATACTGGTGTGGTTTCATAAACACTTAAATATTGTATTCCAGGTAAAGACAATGGGTTTGGAAAATTTGGAAGAATATTAAAGGCTGGAATAAAATTAAGTTTATCATTAACGCTTACATCAGCTATAAACGCTGGTGTCCCTGCAATTCCTTGAATTAGAGTTATTTGAGTAACTGGAGCAGCACCAACAACACTACTTACATAAACATTATCAGCAATTTTTAAACCTTCTACTTTCATTCCTATCGCTATTGTTCCAGAAACATTTTTTACATCAATAGTAGCATTAGGATAAGTAGTACTACTAGTATCTACTAAACAAGATCCTGGACTGTAGTTTGTTGTAGATATTTGACCTATTTGTTTTTCAGTACTAATTCTTGCTATTAAAGGATTTGATTCAAACAAATAAAATTGTGGAAAATAATTTGGTTGAGGTGGATCTGTAGGGTTGTAATCAAATAAATCTGCCATAGTAGAAATAGTTGAAACAGTATCAGCTTGTCTACCTGGATTATAAGGTTCGTTTGCATCTCCTAAATTGTTAGCTAACAAAGGCGTTGTAAGGGTTGGAAGAGCGTATGTTATTGAATCACTAGTATTTTGAACTCTACCAAATAATCTTACAGAACTTCTATATTGTTTTTGATCTGGACCAACTTCAGTTAAATCCCTAGGTACTTTATTTATATTGTCATTTATTAAAACTACATGTGAAGTTTTTTGTAACTCTAAACTTTGATCTTCTGGATAAGAAGCCATTATACCCGGTAAATACACGTTATAATACTCTTGTTCGGTTTGTTTTACTACAATTTTATATGAATACCAACCTAAGGGATTGTAATTTGGAGAAGACACATCATCATTATAAATGCCTGGCCAACCATTTGTTGAAACAGTACTAGCAGTTGGACCTACAGGATTATTAAATAAAACTTTTAATGAATCACCTGGCCATATTTTAGGATTTGTTAAAACTTCATAAGCCGAATAAACAGTGTCTCCAATAAAAGTAGAATCATTTGGTGGAGTACCTACTGTACTTCTAGTTTTATTATTTGAAAGTATTACAGAAGATTGTCTCCCATATCTATCTGAAAAAACAACACCAACTTGATAATTTCTATTTTGTTTTAAAGATGAATTAGGATATTCTATAATGCTACTTTTATCAGTGTCAGAACCAGCATCTTGAAAAGTTAATATATCACCCGCAACGCCTAAATTAGCACTTCTATCTAGTGTTATTTGAGTAGTTCCATTTGTTGACGTTACAATTCCTAAAAAATAACCACTACTATTAAAAACATAGTCTCCTACAACTATATTAGCACCTCCAATAATAGGTGTCCAAGCTCCAACTGTTATAGCAGAACCTGCTGAAGCAGTTCCTCCAGGACTAGTTGCTGTACCATTTATAATTTGAAAACTTGATTTTTTACTTACAGCTACATTATAATCTAAAGATTCAGGAGGAGTGTGTTTGTTTTGATAGTTTCCAAATATAATTCTATTACCTGATATTTCTTGAGTTAAAGCTTTAACAGGTATTTTATCAAAAACTCTTACTATTTCATTATCTGGAAGCGTTTTAAATGGTTTTTTAGATAAATAATCATATTCATAATTCCATGCATCACCTATATATAAAGTAGCAAGATTTGCTAGTGTTTGATTTGCGCTAACTATTATTTGAGAAGCAGTAAAAGAAACTACAGTTGGAGATCCTGTTATTCCTGGACCACTTACTATATCTCCTACGTTAATAGATCCAGCTAAATTCATTATAGGTATAGTTGTAGAAGCTGTAACAGTTCCATTTACTTGAACTCTAGCCGCAGAATTTAAAATATCATTTATAGGTATTGTATCAATAACCCTTACTGCTAAACCATCAGATTCTTTATATACTATTTCTAATTCTTTTATTTTTAATCTAGTTTCTAAGTTAAATTTATCATAAGGCAAAGGAAGTATTAGCTTAATTTCATCAGCTTTATTTTCCATGAAATCAACTATAGTACTTCTATATGTAGAAGCTTGATCATCTATGTCTACGTCTGGTAATATTTGTTGCTCATACATAAAATAACCATCTTGTTTTGGTATAAAAGCTGGTTGTGTAAAAGGAGATAATAATGAATATTCATTGTCATCAAACCTCCATCTATAACTAAATCTTACAAATTTATCTTCTAAAAAAGCAGGATCACCTGCAAATTGACAGTCATAATAAGGATTAAAATTTATTAATATTTCTGAATCAGCAGGTATATCAGAAGTTAAAGGCGAACTAATAGCAATAGAAGTAGGCGGTGGACCACCTATTATAGATGAAAACTCTATAGTATTATTAAAATCAACTAAACACCCATCTGAGTTAATATAACCAACATTTGTATTTGATGGAAATTCTTTAAAACCAGAATAAGTGTTAGGAGGAATTACTTTAACTGGTATTGTGCTATCTCCAATAACCGCACCAGTAGTAATAAAACTAGCTCCTACAGGTAATAATTTATCTGTAACATTTTTTATTGTAGTTTCATATTTACCCGCGCCACCTAATGCACTTTTTTGAAATAACTGTATAGGTTGATATGGATTGTATTTAGCTAAAGAAATTTGATCTTCAGTTTGATAATATCTATCATCAGCTATAGCTCTATCAATATTTATTTTTCTAGGTTGATTTCTATTGTCGGTAAAAAACAAAATATTATCCAATAAATTAACCGTTATAGGATATAGTTGAGAAAAATTTAAAAATGTACTTGCTAATATTAAACTAGTAAAAGTGTTATCTAAAGCATTATATTGAAATATTTTATTAACAGCATCTTTATTATAAGCTTCACCGGTATTAGTAGTGGTAAATAAATAAATAAAATTACTAGTATCATCTACAACCCAACCAATACACTTACTTGGATTATTAGTTATAGGTTCTAAAGGAAATGTTAAACTAGTTATTTTATTACCTAAAACATTTTCTAGCTCACCTACATCTGGACCTTCAGATTTACTAACCTGAACGTTTCTAGCATCTCTATATTCTCCGTTTGGTATTAAACGAGCATCTAGGTCTTTATTTAATTTACCTTTAACAAAGGTGTTAACAACTTTTGCCATTAAATTTTAGTGTTTTATCCATTTAGATTTACCGCGCATTACTTGAGTAAATTCTTCTAGCTTAATATTAGATAATCTTATTTTAGCATTACGCAAAGCAGCATATCTATCTTTTTTATATCTTTGAACTAAATTTTCTGGTTGGTTAGCTCTAGTTGAAACAATGTTATATAGTATACTTTTATACATTGCTTCTTCAGCCATTTTAGGTACTTTAGTATCTAAATCATAAGCTAAACCATCAGATATATATTCTAATACCATTAATCTTCCTGCTAAATTACTTGAAAAAGTAAATTTATTTTCTCTTTCATCTATACCAAACCAACCATTAGCTTGTGAAAGCTTTGGATCAAGACCATATAATCTACCCCAATTCCATGGTCCATTTAAACTATATAAATCTGGATTAGCATATCCAAAATATTCAAAGTCTTGATACCATTGTGAATTTAATAATCTCGTGTTAGCTTTACTCCATCTTTCTTTTGTTATAGAAGTTCCATCTATATTTTCACCAAAACTATCTTGTATTGGTTCTCCAGCAGCATCTTGTATTAAATTAGAATAAGGATCAATAGTTAAATTATTTGCTGGATATATAGGTCGTTTAACACCTAATTCATCTATCCAAGATATATTTACATAGTTAACATAATCTTGAGGTATTATTAAAGATAAACTATCTGGAATACTTAATTCTTGAGATTTTATACTTTTTAATGTATCATAACTAAATTCTTGTAAAGATCTTTTAGCAAAAAATACAACATCTGACTTTTTACATGTTTGTATAGCTTTACCATCGCCCACATAACCAACCATAAAGTTATTTATAATATCGTTTAATTTAACATATTGATAACCACCATAGTTTTCTTCAGTAGCTTCGCCATACGCTTTTTCAGCTGGTGTAGTACCATATTTACCACCATCTAATCTTTTTAATTGTACTATAATAAAATCAGTTGCTCCAATAGCACCAGTTATATTAATAGTATTATTAATAACGGTGTAAGCTAATATATATTCAGCAAAAGTTCCTGGTAAACCAGTTGGGCTTGTATATATTTTAAAGTTGTTTAAAGCATAATTATCACTAGTAGGATCCCAAGCGTTAACACCACCAAAAACCAAATCAGTATTAAAGGTAGTTGTAAAACTGTTAGCACCAGCAACTGCGCTTGTACTTCTAAAGCCCTGCGCGCCTTGATAATATTGTTGATTAGTTTCAGTTATTTTTGACATTATGATTTTTCGTTTTGTTCAACTTTAGCAGCTTCTTGTGTTGCTGTTTGAATTATTTCTGGATCTCTAATTATAACACCAGCATATTTTAATATATTAGTTATTATATTGGTTTGTTCAGATACATCTAATTGAAAATCTATAGAACTAGTGCTATTGTATAAATATTGACCTAAAGTTCCAATTGTAAAAGCCCAAGAAGGAGTTGATGGATTCATTATACAGTTAGCTAAAACAGAATCTGGTTTAGGTGATATTTTAAGAAACACCTGACGAGCTGTTGATGGAGCTATTGCTACATTAGTTATATGCGCTAAAGGATATTGGGTTGTTGGTTGGGTTAGTTTAGATCTTGTGATTTCATTGTAATCACTTTTACTACTTACTTGTGTAATAGAATCATAACGAGGACCGTTATTTTGTGGATTTGTAGTATTGTACGTAGATATAACTTCACCTATTCTATATAGAGGTCTTGTTCCTGCATACAACCACCCATCATTGGCTACATTATAAGTAAAGCTAGTTTCTTCTTCAAAAGGATACAATTTATAAGCATTGTCTTTAAACATGTTAAAAAATTCTGTATCATTTTGGGTGTTGTTTTGATTTGGACGATTTAATTGATTACCGTCTGGAAAATAAGATTCAAATATCTCTTCTTGTACCTGCGTAGCTAAACTATTAAATTCAGCTGGTGTAATATAACCTCTTTGTTCTTTGTTTAAAATGTACAAGACTGTAGTATATACTGTATTTATATTTACCATTTTAATATTTTTATTATAACACAGAGGCAGCAAACACTGCCTCTATATTATTATCACTTGTTAATTAAGTTTTTTATCTATAGATTTATAGATTTCTACACCTTCATCGGTTTTTAAGAAAGCCGCAAATGCAGAATATGGGTTTTCATCAAATGGAACATTCATTAATTTTCTATTGTTTGAACCCCATGTAAATGTTCTTTGATCTTGCGATAAATTTACAATGCCTGATTCTACCGCTTTAATAGCAGTATTTCTAAGCATTACGTTTTCATCTTTTGCAAGATTAATAAATAATTTAGGATTTTTCTTAGCAAATCTCAATAAGTCTCTTTTTATTTCTTTAGAGCTCATTTCATCTACTTCAGATCCTACTTCAACCCTCATTATAGCTTCAGCTTGTTCAATATCAATAGTTCTAGCTGCATTTAAAGCATCTATTTCTAGTTCTAAATCAAATAAATCATCTTTAGCTACTTCAACTGGACTGTATTCATAATACATTTTATTTTTTAACGGGTGGTATAAACTTAATAATTGTTGCAATGCAATATTATTCTTTTTTACACTTAACGAACCGTCTCTAAAAATAATGTGTCCTAGTGTTGACTCACCTTTCTGCTCATCTACAAATGGAGATGATTGATTAGTAGCGTATCTTAATTCTCTTTGTTTTTGTTCATTAGAATCAAAATACAATAATGAGTGTTTTCTAGTGTGTTTAGATGGAATAGTAAGAGTTAAAGGTTGTTTATTACCTGTTAATATATACAACCTGTCTTTAATTTCCCATTTAGGTTTTTCTGTTTTAGGTTTTTCAACCACTTGAGTAGTTTCTATAACTACATTTTCTTTTTTCTTTTTTGTCATGATATAATAAAATTAAATAAGTTAAAGGTATATGGGCGCTTTTGAGCATACGCTTTTTAGCGCCCTTTACCTTATATAAATGTTAGATACCTTTGAATAATACAAAGTTATTAGCAGCTTGTGTTACTAAACATCTTTCTGATAAGAAGTTAACCTCCATAGCATCAAGAGTTGAAGTAAATGCACCACCTGCAGAACCAGTTAACCATGATTTCATTCTTCTGTCGTCACCTTGAGAAGCTCTATAACGAACATGTAAGAATGGTCTTCTGATATTAGTTCCTAAAATTTGATCATACACAGTTGAAGTTCCAGCTGGTACTAATACACCTTCGATTGAGTTAATACCTGAAATAGCACCTCTTGTAGAAGCATCATTTAAGTATTTCCAATCAGTTTTGTAAAAGTCATAAGAACCTCTTCTGAATCCTGAGAAACCAAGATTAAGCGCCATTTCTTCTGAATTTTCAAATAATCCAAAAGCAACACCACCGTTAAATCCTGCAGATATACCAGCAAGCATATCATCAAAATCTAAAGCAGTTTGTCTTTGTAAGAAAAGCATGTTTTCTTCAATAGCACCTTGAGTATCTAAGTTTTTAAGAATAGCATCAAAGTCAGATATACCTGCAGCAGCAGTAAATCCTACTTGTACATTACCTCTGTCTTCGATAGCAGCGAATAAACCTTGTGTACCTGGAATTAACGCAGCTGTATAAGTAACGTCACCAGAAGCATTTAATTCACCTTCTATCATTGCCATTTCTAAATAATCCTCAAATCTTAGTCTAGTTTCAGATTCAGCTTTTAAATACCATAAGTATCCAGAAGCACCATCTTCAGTAGCAACTTCAACCCAACCGATTTGAGCCATATCAGAACCATTAACTACGTATTGATTTCTAATAATAACTGGTGAGTTAGAAAATTGAGTAAATTTAGGCTCAACACTTTGTCTTGTTGAATCTAAACCAATACCCGCAGTACTTCTTCCTTTTCCATAAGCAGAACCGTAAACGAATACTTTTAAGCTTCCACTTATAAAATTGTTAGCCGCTGTAAAAGCGTTTCCATCAAAAGGAATAACTGTAATTGTTCCAGCAACAGGTCCTACAGTAGAACCAGGAACACTAGCTGATACAATCGCTTTTCCTTCAGCACCAGTAGAAGTATCTAATACAACTACAGTGTCATTAACAGAAATAACGTTAGTAATAGTAGCTTGTGTAGCACCTGGAGCAACAGTAATAACTGTTCCAGCACCGTTTACAGTACAATTATCATACGCGATGTGTAATCTATTTTGTTCAGACCAGATTACTTGGTCAGAGGTCATTGGCATTTCTGCACCAACCATTCTTAAAAAACCAGATAACGTTCTGTTTCCATAACGCTCTACTTCTTGTTCGTAGACTTCTGGTAAATATTGTTGGATAAAGTCATTCGCACCACCAGTGTTAAACTGTAAGTAATTACTGTTTAACAATTCCTGTTGTTGTGAAGGAACTATTGATCCAAATTGTGGAGATAAACTCATAATTTGTAATTTTTAATTAGTTAAATTTTCTTGTTT